TCTGACCGTTCGTTTATCGTTGGTCACAGTGAGGGAACAGTATCGTTTGAAGGTCTGTTTGATGGAACTACAGATTCCGCAGACTCAATTTTTCACGCCGCTCTTGGTAACACTACCGACAAGGTAATTAGCGTTTCTACTGACAGCACTAGCGTTGGCGGTAGGGCAATCCTCGTAGATTCTGCTTCAACTTCTTATGAAATTAGTAGCCCACTTACAGATGTTGTCTCTGTTTCAGGTGAAGCAATTGCAGATGGAGGATTAGATTATGGTGTTTGGCTTGGTTGTAAATCAGCCATAACAGCCACCTCAACAGGTACGAGCGTAGATAACGCCGCGTCATCAGCCAATGGTGGTGTTGCTCATCTGCACGTAACCGCAAATACTAGAAGTGCTACAACCGTTGCTAAAGTACAACACTCGTCTGACAACAGTACGTGGGCTGACTTAGTAACGTTTACTACAGTTGCGATTGGTACGAAAACCCATCAACGCTCTGTAGTTGCTACAGGTACTACAGTCAATCGTTATTTACGTGCGCTTGTAACACCTGCTGCTGGTACTGGTTCAATCACATTCAGCGTCGCTTTCTCAAGGAGATAATAAAATGCCTACATTTCGTCATGGTAAATCCGCAGTATTCAAGGTTGATAATGCCGCAGGCACATTGACCGACGTAAGTAACACACTTAACTCTGTTTCGTTTCCACGTGAAGCAGAGACTTTAGAAACCACTTCATTCGGTTCATCCGACCGTTCATATGTAATTGGTTTCAAGAACGCAACAATCAGCGTCGAAGGTTCATTTGATGCTACTGTTGACACACACTTGGCTGCTATTTTGGGTCAAGAGGCTTCTGTTTCATTCGAGTACGGTCCTGAAGGCTCAACTGCTACTTTCACAAAGTACACAGGAGAAGCGTTTATGACTTCGTACGAAACATCTGCTGGTGTAGGCGACATTGTTTCCTACTCTGCTGAGTTCCAAATCACTGGTGCAATCACCCGTGGCGCATACGCATAATAAAAACTAAATAAAACTAACCGAGTCCAACGAGACCAAAAGAAGGAGCAACCGTGTCCATTAGAGACCAAATCCTCGCCAAACAAGACATTCCGTCAGAAATGGTGGACGTGCCTGAATGGGGCGTGAAAGTAGAAGTTCGTGGTATGACTGGCGCAGAGCGCACGCGTATTATGGACAAAGCAACACAAAATGCTGGTGACGTAAACTTACAGTTTGTTTATCCAGAGATTGTGATTGCTACCGCATTTGACCCCGAAACTGGTGAGCAGGTTTTTAAGCCTAGTGACCGTGATGCCCTTCTTGCTAAATCAGCAACCGCTCTTGACCGTATCGCTGCCGTAGGTATGCGTCTGTCAGGATTTACCGCTGAATCCGCAAATGACATGGGAAAAGACTCCTCCGCAACGGATTCAGAAGATTCGTCTTTGAGTTAGCAGAACGGTTGGGACGGACAGTAGAGGAATTGCTCTATGGAAGTCCGTCTCACCGTGCTATCACTTCTCAAGAACTTACTGAATGGGAGTCTTTAGAACGGTTGCGACAATGGGAGCAGGAAAAGGCTAATAGACAAAGATAGGCGGTGAGGCATGGCAACAGTTGTTGAATTACTAGCAAAGTTCCGTGCTGACTCCTCTCAGTTTGTCACAAACATTGAAAAAGCCAAAAGGTCTGTAGATGAGTTTGAAAAAGCAACAAAGCGTTCTTCGTCATCTATAAGCGGTGACTTAGACCGTGTAAATAAAAAGAGCGTTGCTATTGGTGCTGCTATTGGTACTGCTGTAGGTCAGGTTGCTACTCAAGCGTTTTACAAAGCAGGTCACGCCGCTAAACAATTTCTTGTTGACAGCATTGGCGGTGCTTCTGAATTAAACGAATCTATGACTAAGACAGAAGCCATCTTTGGTTCTGCAACTGGAACTATTGTTGATTTTGCTAAAGGTGCTGCAAACTCAATAGGTCAGTCTGAACAGGCTGCTCTTGACGCTGCTGCGACTTTTGGTATTTATGGTCGTTCTGCTGGTCTTTCAGGTGAGGCTCTTACTGACTTTGCTATGGCGCAAACAAAGTTATCTTCTGACTTAGCGTCGTTCTATAACACAAAACCTGAAGAAGCGGCTGCGGCTCTCGCCGCTGCTCTACGTGGACAGAATGAACCAGCCCGTCGTTTTGGTGTACTGATAGATGATATGAAATTGAAGGCTCAGGCTTTCAAGATGGGTATTATCTCCAGCACAAAAGATGCTTTAACGCCTCAGAATAAAATCCTTGCTGCTAATGCTTTAATTATGGCAGAAACTTCTGTTGCTCAAGGTGACTTTGCTAAAACTGCTGGTGGTCTTGCAAACCAACAGCGTATTCTTGCCGCACAAGTAGAGAACGCTAAAACAAAGTTTGGTCAGGCACTTCTTCCTGCTGTTCTTGCTGTAACTGGTGCTTTTAACACTTCACTCATACCAGCGTTTACCAAGTTGTCTGAAAACTTTAAGGTTGTTGTTGACCAAGTTTCACAGCGTCTTGCTCCAGTGTTTGTAAATCTTCAAGAAATCTTTACTAATGTATTCACTGCTGTACAGCCTGTAATTGAAGCAATTGGTGTTGCTCTCGCTGTAGCATTTGCTGTTACTGTCAAAGCCGTTGAGATTTTCTCAAATGTTATTGCTGGTGTAACAGGATTCCTTGCTGATAATCAAGCAATTATGATTGTTGCTGCTAGTGCCGCAGGGCTTTTCGCAGCAGGACTTGTTGGACTCACAGTGGCGTTTAAGTTAAAAACAATTGCTGTAAAGGTTGCTACTACCGCAATCAAGTTATTCCAAGTTGCTCAAGTAATTGCTCGTGGTGGAACGTTAGCCAGTATTGCCGCAAACAATGGCTTCGCTGCTTCTATATTAAGAGTCAATGCCGCTATGAAAGCCAATCCAATAGGATTTGTTATTGGTCTTATCGCTGCTCTCGCAGCAGGTTTAATTTATGCTTGGAAGAAGTCAGAAACATTCCGTAAGGTAGTTGCCAAAGCCTTTGAGGGTATAGCCAATGTTGCAACTTTTGTTGTAGTAGGAATTATCAAGGCTTTCAAAAATCTCGTAAATAGTTGGTTAAACGTTGCTGGTTTTATTCTCAAGGGAGCAGAGAAAGCGTTTGGCTGGATTCCTGGTGTTGGTGACAAGATTCGTGGCGCACAAGATGGCTTTGAAGATTTACAAAAGGGTGTAAACAGTACGTTTGATGGCATTATTAAAGGCGCAGAGCAGATGAAAAAGAAAGTTGTTTTTGCTGTAAATGCTGCTGCAAATGCAAAAGATGTTGTCAAAACCAAACCTAAACCAAAAGAAAAGACTTATGCTGACGCTGTTGGTGTTACCCCTCCTATTGACAGTGCTGTCAAAGATGGTGGTAAAAAAGCAATCAACGATATGAAAAAGGTTGTACAAGATTACAACGATTTCATTAACAATGACTTTGCTCCTGGTTTTATGAAAGGTTCAGAAACAGCCCGTGACACAATTATCAAGGGGCTTGATGAACTTAAGAAAGTGTTTGATGAAAAGGCTAAGGCACTAAAGGGTGCTGCTCTGACTCAATTAAAAAATGCTTTTGATACCGCCAATGCTGTAATTCGTGAGTACATCCCAGAGGCTATGTTGGTTGCTGGTCAACTTGACGCAGTAAGTAAAGAACTAGATGACGCAACAAAGCGTCTTGAAGAAGCAATAAAAGAACGTGCTGCTGCTCAAAAGAAGTTTGGTGAAATCTTGGCTAAGCCGTTTGGTGAACCAAGCAAGATTACAAAGGCTATGGCGTCTGCTGACTCCACTGTTGAATCAATTATTTCTATGTACGACGAGTTGGTTTCTGCGATAGACCAGCGTTTCACTGACCTTGCTCCTGGCGCACGTGACGCCGTAAAGGATTATCTGTATGCTCAAACAAACGGTTTAATTGCTGCTGCCCGTATGCGCGTCAAAGCAATCAAGGTGCTTGAAGCCGCTCAACAGCAACTCGACGACCTAATTGCAGACCAAAAACAATTCAGTAAGAGTTTGACTGGCTCACTAAAATCATTTGCAACTGGTATTGCTGACTTGTCAAAGACTGACGGTAAAGCAACTTACACTGTAATTAAGACTGCAACTGGAATGGTAATTACTCAATTAAAGAAGTCCACTAGCGGTGTTGACACTATTACAAAGCAACTCAAAGACCGTCTTGCTTCTATTGCTACTTTTGCTACTAATGCAAATAAGTTGTTAGCGTCTGGTCTCAATAAAGAATATGTACGTCAGTTGCTTGAGGCTGGTCCCGAAGCCGCAGGTCAAGCCGTCGCTGCTTTGGCTACAGCAAGCGCAGGTCAGATTGCTGAAATTAACTCTCTGTATGGTCAGATAGGCACAATCTCAGACCAGTTCGGTGTAAATATCACAGACAAGATGTACGCAGAAGCCGTTGCTATGACAACTGCTTTCCGTGACGGTGCTGCATTAGGTGTAGACCTAATCAATGCAGTTATGACCGACATTACTTCTAACATAAGCGCAGTTATGGGTGTTCTTGGTAACACAGGTTTAACAAGTGCTCAGGCTCTCGTTGATGCTTTAGTAGCAGAGTTCAATCGTCAGGCTGCTGAAACTGTTGGACCTGCTACTCAAGCAATTATAGATAAAATTAACGCAACATTACTTGTTCTTGCTACTACTGGTCTAAATAACGCTCAATCATTTATTAACGGTTTCATTGGTGCGTTAACTGGTAGTTTAGAAAGCGTTGCTGCTAATGCTCTAGCAATTAAAACCGCTATAGATACAGGGACAGTCTTGGCTGGTGTTGGTCTTGCTAATGGTGCTGGGTTTATGACTAAGTTAAATGAGTCTTTAACTACTGGTCTTCCTTTTGTTGTTCTTTCTGCTACTGATATAAAGAACAACATAGACACAATTATGAAGTTACTTAGCGGTGTTGGTGGCACTAATGGTTTGGCACTAATAAATAGTTTAATTAGTGCATTTGGTGGAACTAACCTTGTTAACATAAGCGCATCTGCAACTGCTATAAACACCAGCGTCACAACCGCTTTGTCTACACTAAAAACTCTTGGAACAGCGGTTGCTACTGACCTTGCTCAAGGATTGTTTGACAAACTTACAGCAGAAAAAGAACGTCTTGTTGCTCTTGCCGCTAGTATCGCTGCTGCTATTGCCGCCGCTATGGCTGGTGCTGCTGCTTCTATTGGTGTAGTAGTTGATGGTGCAACAGGTGATTTAGCGGAACTAAACGCACAAATAGCCGCCTCTGCTGCTGCCGCTGCTGCTGCCGCTGCTGCTGCCGCTGCTGTTGTAGTTGATTCTTCTGCCGCCGCTGCTGCAAGTTCTTCCAGTTCTAGTGATACAACTGGGACTAAACCAAAAACTGTCGTACCAAAAACTGTCGTACCAAAAACTGTCGTACCAAAAACTGTGATTCCAAAAACTCTTACAAAGCCGATTACACCTAGTTTTCTTGACAAAGATAAAAATGGTATCCCTGACCTTATTCAAAAGCCTTCTGGTTTGACTGTAACAAAGACTACTGCCAATCCACTTACCGTTTCGCCTTTCAAACCTGTTGTTAAACCTGTTGTTACTCCTACGTATTCAAGTAAGCCTTCTTATATGAGTCCTGCTGGAACTAAGACAAACTCACAGGGTGTACCTGTCAAATCAACTACTGCAAGCGTTACAATAAATACAACAAAGCCTGTATCAAAGACTGTAACGTCAACTTCAATTGCCAATGCAATAGATAAAGCAAGAGGAATGAAAAAAGGATAATGGCTATTACAACTGTACGACCTAATGGTGTAGCGTCTGGTGCTTCCTCGTACACAATTACTGGTGGCTCAGCAACCACAAATGCCGCTGTATCTGATAACTCAGACAGCACGTTTATTACAAAATCCTCTGCTGTAACAGGTCAAGCCTCAATTGTTTTTGATTTTGGAACGACAACCATAAGTGCCTCTCAGCGTGTGAAGCGTGTTCGTATTCGTGGTCGTGTTGTAACAACAACAGCCGCAGGAAAAATAAATCTGTATCTCGGTTCACGTGTTGATAATGAGAACTACTATCATTCTGCTTTTGCTATTCGAGGCTTAAATACAATCACTACATTTGTGAGTGCTTGGTGGACTTCATCTCCAGATGGTGCTGACTGGTCTCAAGCCTCTATCAATGGTTTAAGAGCAAAGGTGACTGAATACAATGACAGCAGTGACCGTGCCAATTTGTACGAACTGTACATTGATGTAGATATAGCAGCGCAGCCAACTGTCACTGTTTCTGCTCCTACTGGAACAATTACAAATAGTGCTGCTCCTGATGTAACTTGGGCGTTTGCTGATACCGACGGTGAAACACAGGCTTACTATCAATTTAAGGTGTTTACTGCTGCACAATATGGTGCAGGTGGATTCTCGGCTCTTACTTCTACTGCAACCTATAATTCAGGTGAGATTGGCAGTACAGATAATGCTGCTGTAATTGGTGAACTTCTTAATGTGGGTACTTATCGTGTATACGTTCGGACTGCAAAGAGTGTTAATGGTCAGCCTTTCTGGTCTGATTATGCTTTTAGCGGATTTGTACTTAGTTTTACTCCTACCACCGTTCCAACAATGGTTGTTGCTTGGGACAGTAATCTAGGTAAAGCAACTTTCACCTTAACTGGTGCTGCTCCTACTGGTTATACCAGTCAGTATTTTGATGTTCACCGTTCAGATGATGATGGTGTAATTTATTCAGAAATTCGTAATGGTGAGCGTATTATTCCTAGTGCTACCCACGTTGGTACTGCTGTTGACTATGAAGCACCCCGTAGCACTGTTGCTTATTACCGTTGTAGGTCAGTTGGTGTAGATGCTTCTTCAAATGAGTTTCCTTCTGCTTGGGGTACTGTTCAACAGGTTTTAGTTACAAATGATGAGACTTGGTGGTTCAAAGTTATCGAAGAGCCAGACTACAATCTAGGAAGCGTAAGAGTGCTTGCTGACCTTGATGTAACTATTGAAGAACCCAATATCATCTTCCGACCACTCGGTGCTACACGTCCTATCGTTGTTGCTGGCCCACTGCAAGGTGAAGACGGTATCTATAACATTAAAACAATCACTGAGACCGAGTGGGACGACTTCTACTTAGTGTTAACGCATCAAGGTACTTTGTTGGTGCAAGACCCTCTTGGTAATCAGAAATATGTGCGTATTACTGACCGTACTTGGGTTGCTGAAACTGTAAGTGGCGTGATTCATAGAAATATCGAAGCCGCTTACGTAGAGGTTGATGCTTAATGTATGCGTCTAGCGGTTCGTTTAAGACGTCTGTAAAACAAAGTCACACCTCAATCGCAAAGGCTGAAGTATGGACTTCAGACCAGTTGTTGCAGGTTGTAAACATTCAGGCAGGTAATGTTGGCGTAGATTCTTCAATGGCAAGCCGTCGTGAGTGTGAGATTGAAATAGTTACAAACCGCACAAGCACAAACCTTGTACCTAACAATGACTTTGACGTCATCACGCCTTTTGGAAATGAACTTCGTCTGTACAGAGGTATCTTGTTTGATGATGGCACAGAAGAATACGTGCCGCTTGGGGTGTTTGTAATTACTGAAGTTTCCGTAAAAGACAATAATGACGGTGTAACTTTGTCACTTACTGGTTCTGACCGTTCTTTAATAATCAGCCGTGCTAAGTGGATAGAGCCTTATCAAGTAGAAAATGCAAGTCTTGAAACTGCAATAACAGCATTACTAAAGAGCAGATACCCTGATGTACAAACAGCGTTTCCAACAACAAATGTAACAATTAACCAAGTTGTATTAGGGAGTGAGAATGATAATGACCCGTGGAAAGATGCCGTTGAGTTATGTGAGTTGGTTGGCTTTGATTTATTTTTTAACGCTAATGGCGTCGTTGAAATGGGACAGTTTCCGTCTCTTGATGGGTCTGTTGTTGTTAGTACATTTATCGAAGGTGCTGGTACAACTATCACGTCTATTGACCGTTCAATATCAACTAAGGAAACTTTCAACGGTGTTGTATACACAATCGAAGGAACAGACGTCGCAACCCCAATCAGAGTAGAAGCGTGGGACGAAGATTCAACTAGCCCTACCTATCGTTTTGGTAAGTTCGGTCAAGTGCCTACGTTTGTAGAGACCAGCCTGTTGTCTACTGAAGATGAGGCTGTCCGTGCTGCCGCTGCACTTCTAAATAAGTACATTGGTGCTCAAGAAACTATCTCTTGGGAATGTATCCCAGACCCTTCACTAGATGTAAATGACGTTGTTTATGTAAGCGCAATAGGAGCAAAGGTTGACCGTTTGGTGATTATTGACAAAATAGATTTGCCTCTTGACCCAAAAGATACAATGAGCATTACTGCAAGAACTGTAAGAGTTGTTGCCGAGGGCGAAGAAGTGATTGTGGGTGCGTAATGGAGATAGGACATTCTTTAGCAAACATTGTTGACCAGAATGTAAGATTTGCTGTACGTTTTGGTGAAGTGACAGCAAAAACAACATCACCTGCCACAATTAGCGTAAAGATTTCAGGGTCATCTACTGCTATTTCTAACATTCGTCACTTACAGTCTTACGTTCCACTGGTCGGTGATATTGTTGTTTTAATAGTAAATAAAGGCGATATTTTTGCTTTAGGAGATTTAGCGTAAGGTACTTTCCAGACCTTATTTAGAACATTTGTTGTGTATTATTTATCTATGACTACTCTCGAATATGCTCAATTTGTAGGCACTCTGTGTGGTGCTCTTCTTGCCGTTCTTGCTCTTGTGGCTAAGGTAATAATGAAACCAATACAGAGACACCAACAGAGTT